CTCAATATCCTTTAGAAATGGCACTTCTACCTCGTCATCAGGTAATGGGGTTGAATTATCCCAAGGCTCAACGGTACCCCACTGATCAGACGGTGGGATGGCTTCATCCTGCCCAGTGAGAAGCATAGCGCCTTCACCAGAACTCAACCATTCAGGCTTTACCTTTAACGCATTAGCAAGCTCAACCAGCTTTGTTGTCTGGTTGGCTTTTCCTGTTTCAATCTTCTGGATAGCTGCCTGGCTTACCCCGACCAGATCCCCGAGGGCCTTTTGCGTAAGGCCTCGTAATGTCCTGGCTTCCTTCAATCTTTCAGCGAGTGTCGTTTTCATACGCGCAATGTACAACCATGGTTTTATTCCATCAAACGAAAATGGTTGTTGACTAAATACAACCATAGTTTTATTCTTCTTTCATATTCACTACGGAGGTTGTTATGAACCCAACCATTAAAACCGCTATCACCATCGTCGGGTCTCAAAAAGCCCTTGGTGAAGCGTGCGCAGTGTCGCAGCAGGCGGTTTACAAGTGGCTACACAACAAAGCGAAGGTTTCTCCGGAGCATGTGAACAGCATCGTAAAAGCAACTGGTGGCGAGATTCAGGCATACCAGATTCGCCCTGACTTGCCGACGCTGTTCCCGTCACCGGCCGACAACAACGCCGCTTAACGGCGGCCCTAACCACGAAAGGGAAAGCAATGCATTCACTTGCGTATCAACACAATACCGGAATACACCCGGGAGCGGTGATAAACCGCGCTCAACCTAAGGCGGCGCCAGACCACGAAAAGATCCGCGATGCGGTCCGGGCATGGTCGTCGGCTCTGGACAATCAGGACGTGGTTTCGGCGCTGATCATCAACGAATACCGGGAGCAGGGTGGGACCGCCATCAGCTTTCCGGACGACATCAGCCGGGCGCGCCAGAAGCTGTTTCGCTTCCTGGATAACCGTTTCGACTCAGAACAGTACCGCGAGAACGTGCGCCAGCTGACTCCGGCAATCATGTCCGTCCTGCCGCTGGAGTATCGAAACCGCCTGTCGCCACAGAACGACACGATGTCGCTGATCGCATCCGCGATGAAAGAGTGTGCTGAAGCTAAACAGGCCGTTCTGCTGGACGCTCCAGAGCATCAGAAGCTGAAAGAGGTAAGCGAGGGTATAGCGTCGCTGTTCCGTCTCATGCCGGAGCAGGTAGGGCCGCTAATGACGATGGTTACGTCGATGCTGGGGGTTATGTGAGAGGCACCAGAAAAGAAAAAGCCCTTGAAGCGGTAACTTCAAAGGCCTTCCAAACACTGTGTTACGCCAAGTAACGGGAGTAAGTATGTCAAACACCGCAGAAATTCTCAACTTTCCCGCTTTAGTTTCGGGGATACAGGAGCAACGCGTGGCCGATACAGACGATGGGTACACCCGTCTGGCAAACGAGTTGTATGAGGAGCTTATCGGCGCGAACCTGACCAAAAATCAGGCCAAGGTAGCTCATGCTGTTTGCCGCAAAACCTATGGGTTCAACAAGAAGATGGACCGCATAGCAGACTCACAACTTTCTGAGCTGACCAGACTACCTCGCCAGAAGGTTAACACTGCCAAAAACGAGCTCATTGCGATGAATGTTTTAGTGTCCGACGGCATGCTGATCGGGCCCAACAAAAACCTGAGTGAGTGGGTAATCCCTGGCACTAAGCCAGCGCCAAAATGTCACCATAGTAGTGACCGTCACCATAATAGTGACAATGTCCCTACGGTGGTGACAAAAAGTGTCACCAAAACAGTGACATCCCTGTCACCAAAATGGGGACACACAAAAGACACTATTACAAAAGACAATAAAGACAATATTAATAAACCCCCTAAATCCCCCAAGCCGGCTTCGTTCGATCCGGCCGGTGTTGAGCTTCCGGAATGGCTTTCAGTTTCAGTCTGGAAGTCATGGGTTGAGTACCGTCGTGACCTGAAGAAACCGATCAAGTCTCAGCAGACGGTTACCCAGGCCATCAACCTGCTAGAGCGTTGCAAGTGCAGCGGATATCAGCCTGAAGAAATCATCAACCAGAGCATCGCAAATGGCTGGCAGGGTTTGTTTGAACCGAAAGGCGCTAAACAGCCTGTGCGCACTCCGTCACGAGTATCTGAGAGCTTCGCTGGCAAGGACTATGGCCAGACAGAAATTCCAGCCTGGGCGAGGGACTGATCATGACGCTGGATGAAAAAATCACGCAACTCGAGAAAAACCTCGAAGAGCTGAGCAAGCCGCCGGTCGAGATTGAAGATACTCACGTCGCTATCGCTACAGAGACCTGCGAGAAGCATGGCCAGTATGAGTGCAGAACCCGGACTTACCCGAACTCACTCATCAAGATTCCGCCTCGTTCAAGCGTCTGCCCGGGATGCCTTAGCGACGAGCTGATCCGCCTGCAGGGTGAAAAAATTCGTAACGACGAAGCCGCGCGCAAGAGAAATATCGATCTGCTGCTGGACGGCCTGAATATTCCTGCACGCTTCGAAAACTGCACGCTGCAGAATTATGAGCCAGTGAACGATGATGCAAAACGCGCCCTCAAGGTCTGCCAGGCATATGCGAGCCGCTGGCCAGAGCGTTTGCAGAAAGGCGGCGGCCTGGTGATGTGCGGCAAGCCGGGCACCGGAAAGAATCACCTGGCGTTGGCTATCGCAAGGTATGCGATCACCGAACATCAGAGCTCAGCTGTATTTACCACGGCGCTGAAAATTGCCCGTGAGTACAAGTCAACCTGGTCGAAAGGTTCAAGCCGTACTGAGGATGATGTGATCCGTTACTTCACGAAACCTGAACTGCTGATTATCGACGAGGTTGGTGTGCAGTTCGGTAGTGACGCCGAGAAGCTGATTATGTTCGAAATCATTAACACCCGTTATGAGCGAATGAAGCCAACAATCCTGATCAGCAACCAGACCAGGGAAGAGCTGGCCGCATTCATCGGCGAGCGCGTACTTGACCGCATGAGCGATGGCGGCGGATGCACTCTGTCATTCACGTGGGATTCATACCGTTCCAAGGGGGCAGCATGACGACAACAATTCGAGACCAACTGATGGCTGCACTGCGTAACAACCCGGGCCTCAATTCTGCGCTTCTGGCCTCCCTGGTTGGCATGACAAGCAAAAAGATATCGGGAGCGATTAGCTCTTTGCTGGCTGATGGGCTGATTGCCTGTGAGGGGCGCTACGGCCAACGCATTTACCGATTGACCAGCTACGGCATGCGCTACGCGGCGGAGACCGTGCCCGCCAGAAAGATTGGCACGACGCAACTGGTGCAGCGCACAGAGACAAACGTGATCTGCCAGGAATGCCGCACAAGCGCGGCGATGAAGCGAGTTTTGATGGTTTGGGGGAGGGTAGGGATATGAAAATTTTAAAACTGAGTCAGCAGGCAACTGTTTCTCGTCCGGTCGATTCGATTATCGGTTGGGAAGAGAAAACAATCTACGAGCCAGTTTTTATTGTGGCTGAGCATATTGAGTCGTTTTTGTTTGCTGGAGTAAGCCACATCAAAATGACCTCGGGCGAAAAGATAGTTGTACGAGAAACACCTGAAGAAATTCTCGCGCTGCTTGGCGTTGATGTTCAAACGGATATCCTTAAAACATGGGCTGATATCGCTCAGCAGGAGGTCGCCCAATGAGCAACATCGACAAACAAGCTGTGCAAGCAGTTGCCGATTTGAAAGCTGGCTACACCCTCGGTCGCGCTGATGTGGCAATCCTGAATGAGCTGGCGCGTATCGCGCTGGCATCGCTCGAAGCGGAGGCTGTTGCGTATGTCCGCTCAGCTCATAACCCAGATGGATTTTGTTTTGCTGATGGAATTCATCCGACGCATCGCCATCAAAGACTCCCTTTGTCGACATTGCAAGATGGGTGCTATTGGAAGGTAACTCCGCTCTACGCCGCCCCGCCAGCGCCAGTATCTGTGCCTGATGAGATTGAGCCAACCGCTGAAGCTATAAAGCGCATTCTGCCAACATCAAACCCTGATGATTACGCCGCATGCATTGGTGCTGATATGTGGAATGCCTGCCGCGCCGCCATGCTTCAGGGTGCCGAAAACGCCGAGTCGCGCTGCACCATCCAGACCGCGCCAGCACTGGATTCTTTGCCAAAAAATGCCGAGTTGCGCTGCAGCAACTCTCCGGTGATTCCGGATGGTTGGGTGCTGGTTCCGAAGGAGCCAACGCCGGATATGCTTAATGCCGCTTGGGTGTCACATGGCATTTACCATGCATCTGCTTATCGTACGATGCTCGCAGCAGCTCCGCAGCAGGTGAAGTGACGAACAAGATGACGAGAGTTACCATAGATATAAATCAAGGCCCTTAGGGGCCTTTTATTCTATGATAAACGGACTTTGTTTGAGAGTGACGCCATGAAGCCCAAGAAGCTAAATGCTGAGCAGCAATACAAATTAGACCTTGAGTTAGTCAAAAAGAAACCTGCTAACCGGACCGAGGCAAAAGCCCATTTGGCGGCGCAGTTACGGATCAGCAAGTACAAGGCGCAGAACTCATCCAAAATCCGCGTAGGCAGTTTCAGGGGGCGGAAGAAGGTGCATTTCAGTAAGGCCGAAGACGAGGCCAGGGCAGCACTAAATAAAGCCAATGCCATTAGATTTTCCGAAGGGGAAGTCGAATCCGTCGATACGGATCGAATCTCAGAAAGTAACAAACGCTGGCGCGGGAGAACTGCTGACTAATGTCTGACTGGAATATTGCTGCAAGCCGCAGGAAGAACGCGACAAGGTAAACGTAGACCTGGCAGCCTCCGGAGTGGCGTACAAAGAGCGCCTGAACATGCCTGTTATCGCCGAGGTGGTGATGCGTGAGCAACCCGAGCATTTGCGTGATTATTTCCTAGAACGGTTGAGACATTATCGGGAGGAGAGTTTGAAACTTCCTAAGGCAAGCGATCCACGTTACATAGAAATGACAGAAGCCAATACTAAATAGGGGCCTAAATGGAACTGTGGGTTGGTTCAATGATCGGTGGTGCAATCGGGGCAGTAATAGGCCATGGTGCAAACCACTTTATCGGGTGGTTCAAAGAAAATAAGCAGTCTAGCCCAGAAAGAAAATTCATTTGTGCAGAATTGGTATTCCTCCTTGAAAACTATGCTGTTAAGTGTGCTGAGGTTGTCCAGGATGATGGCGAGCCTAATGGTGATCAAGGTGAGTATGAATCTACAACAAAACTTCCTGAAAAAATTGATTATTCATTAGTTAAGGGAAACTGGAAGTCTCTAAAATCTAAAACAATGTATGAAATTTGTAGCCTTCCAATGAAGCAAAATGAGGCTATAAAATCTATTAATTTTGTCGGTGAATACATGTCTTCACCTCCAGATCATCGAGAGTACTTCGATGAGAGACAATACCAGTTTTCCTTACTTGGATTAAAAGCTGCTGAGATTGCTTCGGGAATCCGTAAAGAGAATGGCTTCCCTGCTACCGAACTTGCAAAGTGGGTTCTTCCAGCGCTTGAGGAAAGACTTCAGAAAATAAAAGACAAAAGGCTGAAATACCAAGACGAAGAAGACCTTTGATTTTCAGTAATCAACCCGCCATAATTGAGTCATCGGAGCCTGAACAACTCCGGTGACTTCTGCGCATTTAAGGGGACTTAAATGCGACCACAATCTGAACTCCTCACCTTTTCACAGATGCAGAAATGCACCTGCGATTTTCTGTATTCTGCGGTTTCCGTTAAGGAGGCCGTATGACTCTGCCAGTAGACGGAATCAAACTCCATCGCGGTAACTTCGCGGCCATAGGCCAGCAGATTCAGCCATTGCTGGATGCCGGGCAGTGCTTCCGCCTGCAGGTCAAGCCGTGGCGCGAGAAGCGCAGCCTGTCGCAGAACGCGCTCAGTCACATGTGGTACACGGAAATCAGCGACTACCTTATCGCCCGAGGCAAGACCTTCGCTACGCCTGAGTGGGTCAAAGACGCGATGAAGCACACCTATCTAGGCTACGAAAGCAAAGACCGAGTAGACGTCGTATCCGGTGAGGTCACCACTGTTCAATCCCTCCGCCATACAGCCGATCTGGAAACCGGCGAGATGTACATCTTCCTGTGCAAAGTCGAAGCCTGGGCGATGAATATTGGATGCCACCTGACCATTCCGCAGATCTGCGAGTACCAGCAGTTGCGCGATAAGCAGGAGGCCTGATGTCTACTCCACTGTCCCGCGTCATCACCAACGAAATCTTCCGCGTTCCGGCGCGCCGCAACCGTAAGCCCGCGGTTAAGCCGTCCGACATCCCGACATTGAAAGACTACACCGCCCGTCTGGTGGATCAGAAATGGCTGCGTCTCGCAGCGAGGAGAAAATCCGCATGAGCATGTATCAACGCATTAATGGCGCTGAGTGGCGCAATATTTTCGTCGTCGGCGATCTGCATGGGTGCTACACGCTGCTGATGAATGAGCTCGAAAAAGTTTCGTTCGACCCTGCGTGTGATTTGCTGATTTCGGTTGGCGACCTTGTTGACCGCGGCGCGGAAAACATCGAATGCCTGGATCTGATCACTATGCCGTGGTTCCGTGCTGTTCGTGGCAACCATGAGCAGATGATGCTGGATGCACTGGTAAACGGCGGAAGTTTCGGACATTGGATGTCAAACGGCGGTGGATGGTGGCACCAACTTGATTCTGAGCAGGATGTGCAACTCAAATACCTTCTGCCAAAGATTACCAACCTCCCGATGATTATCGAACTGGTTAGCGGCAATAAGAAGGTCGTCATCTGCCACGCAGACTACCCGCACAACGAATACGCATTCGATAAGCCAGTACCAGAAGAAATGGTGATCTGGAACCGCGAGCGAGTTAGCGACGCGCTGGACGGCATTGTATCGCCGATAGCCGGTGCTGATCTGTTTATCTTCGGACATACCCCAGCGCGCCAGCCCCTGAAGTATGCAAACCAGATGTACATCGACACTGGCGCCGTGTTCTGCGGAAACCTCACACTGGTACAGGTTCAAGGTGGCTCCCATGCGTAAGCCATCCCGCCGTAAGTGCAAAGTATGCGGTGAATACTTCGTGCCGAAATTCCACGACATCCGCATCCGCTGGTGCTGCCCGGAACACGGAACAATCCTCGCGATGGAAGAGCGCGAGAAGGAGAAGGTTAAAGCCGCGGCGAAGCGCATCAAGGAGCGCAAAGAGAAAGAGCGGGAGGAGCGCCGGGATCTGAAAGCGAGAAAGGTGGCGCTAAAAACGAAACCGCAGTGGAGATCGGAAGCGCAGGCGGCATTCAACCGGTATGTCCGTCTGAGGGATGCTGGTAAGCCGTGCATCAGCTGCGGCAGGCTGCCGGAGCTGAAGTTTGGCGGAACCATGGACTGCGGCCACTACCGCACCCGCGGCGCAGCGGCGCACCTCGCTTTCAACCTTCACAATACCGCAGCCCAGTGTGTCTATTGCAACCGGGATCGGGACGGCGCGCAAAAGGCATTCGAGCAGGGCCTTATTGAGCGCATCGGTGCCGAAAAAGTTGAGGCGATAAACAACGATAATTCCGTCCGCCGGTTCGACATCCCATACCTGCAGCGCATCAAATCCATCTTCACCCGTAAAGCCCGCGCGCTGGAAAAACGCCGGGCCCGCCGACAGGAGGCCGCATGAACCACACCGACTTCTTCCGGTACCAGGCAGAAAGCGTTAAGCGCGCCAGCATGCCACCAGTAGCAAAGCACAGCCAGAACAAAACCAATCAGCCACATAAGGAAGCCGCATGAACAGTCAGCAACTGGAATACGTACGTCAGCAGCTCATTGTGGCGACCGCAGATCTGAGCGGGGCGACGAAAGGGCAACTGGTAGCTTTCGCCGAGAATGCGCAATTCACCGCGACGGCCCGTAGCCGGGGCCGAAAAAAGGTATTCGACAAGGATAAGCAGCGCATGGTCAATCCGGACGGACCACCAATGAGTGGCAGCCAGTCCCGCGCAAAAGGATCCTCCATCGCGCTGGTGGGTCCGGTTGAGTTCGTGACCGCATCGTGGCGCCGCGCTGTCCTGTCTCTGGAAGACCATCAGAAAGCATGGCTGCTGTGGAACTACAGCGAGAACATCCGCTTCGAGTACCAGGTGGCGATCACCCAGTGGGCGTGGGCCGAGTTCCGTGAGCAACTCGGCGCGAAGAAGGTGGCCGGCAAGACGATGGAACGCCTGAAGAAGCTTATCTGGCTGGCAGCGCAGGACGTCAAAGCGGAGCTGGCGGGCAAGGATGTGTATCAGCACCAGGACCTGGCGGCTCTGTGCGGCGTTAAACCCGATAACTGGTGCCATAAC